TATAGATGGTTTGATCGGTGATGAGGCAAAGAGAGCCTGGGCAGTCAAGACAGATGAGATACCAATGCCAGAGGAGAAGAATGAAATTAGTGTTGCAGAAAAGCGTGAAAAGGCTCTTAGTATTATGGGTACTGTTGCTGCTGCCTTTATATTCTTTTAGTTACGAATTTGGTTACACCAGTAATGCTGCTTTATATGGCAATACTTGGAAGATGAATACAGGCACTTTGGGTATAAGTGCAGAAGAAGGTTTAGATATAAGTGGTGTTCTTTACAACTACACAGCAGTTAAAAATGTAGTAGATGACTTTACAGTTACGATAGAAAGCGACAAGGTAGGTGGTGGCTATATCTTTCAAGAAGAACATAACTGGGATGGAAAGTATGGAGGCAGAATACAGAATGTCATACCTTTGCCTTACACACCAGTTGAACAGTTTGGTGATGGTAGGATCAGAGGTACAGGTACAGGCAGTCTTGAAGATGTAAGCATACTTTATATGTACAGATGGGATTTATGTAGAAACGCACAAAATGATGAGAGTTGCCCTAATTACATACCACCACTACCAGTTATACCCAAGATAGAAATATATGATGCTTTAGATGATGAGTTTGTTACAGATACAACAGAAGCGGTGGATGACAACCTTCTGGATAAAAAGGAAGAAAAAAGAGAAACAGAAGAAGAAGATGAAGAAAAAGAACGATTAGAAATAGCAATGGCAGCTTCAGAAAATGCCTTAACTATAGCTAACACAACATCACAAGCATCCATCTTAAAACAAATAAATACAGCTACAAATATTAACTCTTATTATGTAGCACAGATTTCAGGTGGTGTATATCGTGATACAACTCAGTTAGATGGTGGCAAGGTAGTAGATAACAGGTTAGTTTTTAGAAGTTTAACACAAGAGCAATTACACAACGAAATGATACAGGAGCAGTATAAATGAACAAATTAATAACTTTATTTTTGGTAGTAGGACTGACTGGGTGTTCTTTATTTGCAAAGAAAGTTGAAGCTAATACTAATATCAATGGTAATGTAGAATCAAGATGTACAGTTAATACTGATACTGTTGGTTATTACGGAAACCCTAATGCGTATACGCTTACTACTCTACCTGCAAGTGCTGGTCAAGTTCCTGTAGTTCGTGTTGATACCTCACTTGCTAATGCTTACAAGGCTCAGATAAGTTACCCTACCTCTTTTAGTTCTAGTCCAAGTTTAGGTGACACCGTTGTTTGGACAGGAGCAGTAGCAGTAGCACAAACATCGTCTAATGATATGTCAGGTTATCAAGCTGCTAGTACAACAGCAGATGGTGGTGCAATGCGAATTTATAATTTAGTACACGCTGGTGCTACTTGGTTTAGTGTTTCTTCAGTTGCTACTTATGGTGGTGGACAACAAAAAGCATTTCCTGGTGGATCGTATACAGCAGTTGTAGTAGCTGAATGTATCGCTCAGTAATACTATGGGTATTGCTATGTAGTTCTGTAGCTGCCCATGATATGACACCCACTTACCCAAAGTGGAAAATGTCGTTTATACCGAGTGCCAAAATGACCACAATGCAGGTGTTTAATAAAAGGTCAGATGTGCAATGGTATCAGATTGGAGTGTTTGACAAAGATTGGCAACCTATACCGTTTGTTACTCGATACAAGATAATAAACATAAAGTATCTAAAGCGTGTTGAGTTCGATGTTTATGTTAATGAAGAAAACGCAAAATTAGCAGAATACATATGTTCAACATCCAAACTTAGAGGTAATGATGACTTTAAGCCAATTGTAGAATCTAAGATTTGTTCGAGGTTTAAGTGAAACGGTGGTTAGTTTTATTATTACTAAGTTCACAGGTAATAGCAGACAGTAGTTCAATGAGTTTTTCGATACCTAGTATTAGTTCAGTAAGTGGGTCGGACAGTATTAGAGCAGGTGACTTAGATTGTAAGAATGCTATAGGTGGTAGTACAAATTTTGAGATTGGAATGACAGGTGTAATTAATAATGCTGTTGTACCAATTATAGGGAAAGAAGGCGATGATCCACAGACTAAAGACATAGGATTGTATGCCAGGCTGATTATCCCTTTGGATGCACCAAACGAGAGAATTAATTGTAATACGCTGTATCAATTAGAACTACAAAGAAGAAGGCTAGAAGTAGAAAGATTAAAGCAAGAAATTGAATACTTAAGACAACTACAGAATGATGGAGCGTTCAATAACTGATGGCTGACTTAGAAGAATTAGTAAGTAAAGGCGAAGGCTTAAAAGATAGAAAGTTAAGGTTATTCGGTTTACGGTTAAGTGGTGCTAGTATTGTTGGGGCATTTGCGTTCATTTCAACGATTATAGGTACACTATATGGCGGTTTTCTTTTGTACCAGAAGGTCGAAGCCTTATCAGCCTTAGACTTAGGCGATATAAGTGCTTCAATGCAAAAGACATCAAACGATGTTATGAGAATAGAAGAACACGCTGACGCTATAAAAATTGAGTTAAAGAAAGACATGACAGATTTGCGTAATGCTCAATGGAACTTAGAGTCAAAGGTAGATACTAAATTACAGTCTGTAGATACAAAACTAACAAACTACGATACTAAATTAGATCGCTTTGAAATTAAGGTAGAGCAGACAAAAGTAGATATGAATAAAAGAATACAAGAGTCTTTAGATAACCCACTAGCTAATTAGGAGTCGAATGGAAAATAATAGAATACAACTACAGTTAGACAAACATACTTCACAAATAAGTAAGTTGTTTAGCAAGATTGATGACACTAATGCCAAGATACAAAAGATATTTAATATGCTTAATCAGATACGATATTTTTTGTACGGTGGCTTTGCTTACTTTATAGCTTCTGAGGTGGGAGTTTTTAATGTATTGAGGTTAGTCGCATGATTGGATTTTTAACTAATGTAGCACCGATTGCTTTAGGCTTTGTTGCTAAGTTGTTTGCACTTAAAAGTCAAGCAGCAGCAGAAAACCAAAAGCTAATGATACAAAATTTGCAAGCACGCAATGATTCTATCAACCAAGCAAGAGATAGAGCAGACAAAGAAAGTCCTATGGCTGCCCTTAATCGTAGAGTCATTATATTTGTTATCTTAGCTTTAATTATATTTACTCAAATTGCACCAGTCTTTTTTGATGTGCCTACTATTGTTCCAACAACCACAGAAGGGTTTAGCTTGTTTGGACTTCAATTTACACCTGATGTTATTGAGTATGTCAAATTAGAAGCTGGAGCAGTATTAAAAATGGATGAAATCTTTGGATGGGCAACCATGATTATAGAGTTCTATTTTGGGGCGCAATTAGCAAAAGGGAAATAATATGACTTATAGAGAATTAATTAATGAAGTATTAATCAGACTAAGAGAAGATACGATTTCTACTGATTGGTCTGGCGATATTAATGACTCATCAACAGTAAGTGATTATCACAAGGTTATTGGAAGTCTAGTAAACGATGCCAAGCGATCTGTAGAGAATTATCACGATTGGTTAGTGCTTAGAGAAACAGTCGATATTTCCACAGTAGCAGGTACTAAGAATTACAATTTATCTTCTGGTCAAGAGTTTAAAATAGTAGATGCAATAAACAACACTACAGGCACTCAATTAGTCCAGGTAAGCCGAAGCTACCTTAACAGCGTAAAGTACCCGACAGATACTACTGGTGAGCCTCATTATTACGGTTTTAACGGTGCTGATAGTAGTAATAATCTTAAAGTAGATTTATCACCAGTTCCTATTAATGCTGAGACTATTTCTTTTGACATTATTAAAAATCAAGATGATTTAACAACAGCAGCAACAACACTTAAAGTTCCCAGCAAACCTGTAGTTTTACATGCCTGGGCAAGAGCAATATCTGAGCGTGGTGAAGATGGCGGTACACAATCAGACTTAATGTCACAAGAGGCAAACCAAGCACTTAAACAAGCAATTATGCTTGATAGTGGTAATACTCAATATGAAACAGATTGGTATATTAAATAATGGCTAAACCTTTATCATATCAACCTTTAACTGATTTTGGTGTTAATGGACTTAACACTCAAGACAATCCTGCAACATTAGATCAAAGTTATCTGACTTCTGCTAACAATGTTGTACTTAGAGAGTCTGGAAGAATATCATTTAGAAAAGGTTTTAAACAAAAGGTAGTGCCAACAGGAACA